TCAGTCGGCTTTTTCTTTTTGCCCGCCGCTTTGTTCGTCGCCATACTCCAGCGGCAGCATAATGGCTGTCACTTTCGGCAATTCCATCAGAGCCTTGGTTTTCCGCTCTGCGATGACTTCCAGCGCCTCGTAGTTGCCGTCGCCACGCACATACACGGTATCGCCGGCTCTGACGGTGTTCCACGGCGCCCGCAGGACAATGTGGTCCTCGTCCAGTTTAGCAATTACCAAATCAATGTAATCTTCCATTTTCATCATCCTTTCCAAGTTGAATGGCGTGCAGATACGCCAATTCAAAGTCTGTCAGCGGTGCTACCAGCACCACCTTGTGGTTTTCGTCCTCAATCACCAGCCGTTTATCCTGCTGCGGCTCGTCCTCGTCCTTGGGCAGCACGAACACTGCCAGGGCGATCAGCCCACATCCGGTTCCGCTGCTTGCCACAGACACCCACCAATAGGGGTTGTCCGCCACCAGGCAGCAGCCAAGCAGCACCAGCAAAAAGCCGGTAATCACCAGGACCACGCCTGCCTTTTCTCGTTTTGCCATGGTTTGTCCTTTCTTTGCAGTTGACTGCAAAATCAATATTTGCCTGCATTATAGGCGTGGAACGCCGGGGCGAACACAGCCAACTTGGTGCCGTTCTCTCCCAGCTGAATGAGAGGGAAGCCCGGACGGTGCATATACTGTCTTGCTGTCGGAATGCTGCAATTCAGGTATGCCGCTACATCTTCCGGACCAAGATACAGTTTTGCACCCTTGGCCTTGACCTCTTCCTCTACGGCTTCGGCGGTGCGGATCAGGTCAATATAGCTTTGCAGGCGCTCCATACGCTGCTGCACGGCGGCGTCGAAGTCGTCCATTGCCAAGGGGCTGTCCTTGTTGATAGGTACTTTCATTATTATTTCTCCTTTTGATTATTTGGCCAGCCCTTTGGGCAAGCGGCAGAGCCGCAAGCTGCCCGCTGCACGGCAAAAGTGCCGTTGGCGATAAATGTGTGATGTTGGGTGGGGCGGGCACCGGAAGCAGGGACATAGGGGGGTAAATTTGACAAAAAAGAAAAGAAGAAAGAGAAGAAATGAAAAAAGGTCCCGCTGCCTGCGTATCTCTGCCGCCGCCCAAAAGGCTGGCCGTGTATTTAGTTGTTGCGCTCGGCGATGATCTCGTTGATTGCGCCGAGGATGCGCTCTTCTCCGCTTTTTGATTTTCGCTTTCCGCCGAGCACATTACAAAGATATTGCGGAGACCAGTTGAGTTTCCTGGCAAGGTCACGCTGCGTGATCTTGTTCATGTGCATTTTTCCTATTGCTGTTTCAATCCAACTGTCCAAAAAATATACCTCCTCCCAGATTTTTTTAAAAAGTGGTTGAATTTATTAAACCTGTGTGCTATACTCATCTTGTCCAAAGAATTAAACACAAAGTTGCTAACGCTGTTGAAATAGTTTAACGAATTCAACCACACTTGCATTATAAGCCAATTCGTTCAACTTTGCAACACAAAAAGTCTAATTTGTTAAACTTTGTGTAATTTGCACAAAACAAGGAGGCATTTTTTGTGTTTTATGACCGCTTTCAACATATATGCAATGAGGCCGGTATCTCGCCTTCACGAGCCGCTATAGAATGTGGCTTTAATAAAGGCAGTGTCTCCTTTTGGAAGAAAAAATATGAGAATGGAGAAGATGTAGAACCCAAACTGGAGATACTTAAGAGCATTAGTGAGTATTTCGGTGTGTCTATTGACTACTTAACTGGAAAAACGGACATAAAAAATCCCCCGGACCAACAAAGTCCGGAGGAGATAGCCAAAGTGGCACTATTTGGTGGTGATGGTGAAGTCACCGATGAGATGTGGAACGAAGTTAAAGGATTTGTAGAATTCATTAAAGATAAGAGAAAGAGAGAGAATGACAACAACTGAGTCCCTGTTCGATGAGATCGAGCGCAACAACATAGAGGTATATCTTGGCAGTATGCCCGCTGCCAAGTCTGCGTCTGCCAATATCGGCGATGATTATTACATAGCATTGGACGAGCAGAGCCTGGAGAGCACCGCAGAGGCCCGCTGCCGCCTGGCTCACGAGGCAGGGCACTGTATAACCGGGTCGTTCTACAATCTATATGCCCCGCTTGATCGGCGCAGTAAGCACGAACGCCGGGCAGATAAGTGGGCGGTAAAGAAGTTGATCCCCAAGGCCGAGTTGGAGGCGCAGCTGCGCCAGGGCCTGGAGCCTTACGAGCTGGCCGAGTATTTCAATGTGACAGAAGAATTCATCCACAAGGCACTTGAATTTTATTTCGAGTGCGGAATTGTATAATCCACGGCACACCGTGATTATAGATGTAATAACTTAATAGGAGGAAAAAAGAAATGGGTCTGTTTACATCAGCAGAAGAAAAAGAGAGAAAGAAACAAGAGGCTGCCAAGGCCAAGCGTGACGAATTCATCGAAAAGTACCACCTGGAGGAGTACGCCGACGATATTCCAGAACATGAACTCAACCGGATCATAGAGACCTTTAAGGGGAATGCGGCTATTACTGTTGGTAGCGTGCTGTCCGATAACTACGGTCCGTTATTGCTGAATATCAACTCTATGCAGGAAGCAATTTTCAATCAGAATTGGATCGTCATTAAGCTGCTTGCAAATATCAATCGCAACCTGGAGGACAAAGCGTGAAAAAATCATACAAGATTTTACTGTATGCGCTGCCGCCGTTGGTTGTAGCAACACTGCTCGCCTGTGCAGCTTTTCCGCCGTTCCTGGTTGTGTCTGTTGCATTGTTGGTGATTTATTACATCATCCTTACCAAGGTGCTAAAACTGATCCCCGCAGATGAGCAGGAAAACGCCCGGCACGAGCAACAGGGTACATACTATATGCCGCCTACGGTGCAGCAGCCCGCTGCACCACAGCCAGTACAACAGGCAGTTGTTCCACCTGTCCCTCCGGTCGCAGAGCCACCCGCCGCACAACAACCGGAAGCGGACACAGAAAAGTGCGTTGCCGAACAGCCCGCTGCTGTTCCGCCTGAGCCGGTGGCGAAAGCGGAGTCTATACCGCCCGCTGCCCAAAAAGAGGTGGAGCCTGTGGCGCAGTGGGTTAACCCCAGGTATGCTGACGAGGCAGAACACACGGAACCCGAACTGAAAAATATACCGAACATATCCGTGCATATTGATACGGAGCCTGTTACAGTTACACTGCCGGTCGTCGAGATGACCGACCCGGAGCCTGACTCGGCAGACGATGACGACGAGCCGGAAGAAAAAGGTTTTTATCGGCGCGGCTCCCGGCTGCGAAAGTTTCCGGAGGAGTTTGTAGTCATTGACTTTGAGACCACCGGCTTTTCTCCTATTCAAAATGAGATCATAGAGGTCGGCATGTTAAAGGTGTGCGGCACTGATGTGGTGGACAGCTATCAGCAACTTGTTCGGCCAAAAAAACCGGTATCCGGTCGGATTACAAAGCTTACCGGGATCACCAACGAAATGCTGGAGGAAGCGCCCGGTGCTGCCGATATAATGCCTGATGTGCTGGACTTCATCGGCGATCTGCCCCTTGTGGGTCACAATGTGTCCTTTGATGTTGGCTTCCTTGTGCGCAACGCTAATCTATACTGCGATGGGGACACGGCTTTTTCCTCATTCGACACAATGCAATGCGCCAAGCGGGAGTTACCGTTCCTGCCCGATTATAAGCTGGGTACGGTTGCCAACTACTTTGATTGCCAGGACGAGACTGCCCACAGAGCGCTTGCCGACTGCCACTCAACACTGGGCTGCTTTATTAGCCTTATGAACTATAATGAATAAATAAAAAAAGCTCCCCCCTGTTGGCGCAGGGGAGAGCCGATAAGCAGGAGATGTGCGTGCACATAACCCACCCAACACTGGTTATTGTATCACAGCCCTGCTAAAAAATCAAGCAGGGCATTTTTGCGCCCTTTTTTAGGGCTGCCCGCTGCTATATGCAAAGGAGAAGTGTTCGCAATGCCAAGAAAAAGAGGAAACGGCGACGGAACCATCTATAAGATGGAAAGCAAGGGCTTATGGGCTGCCCAGCTGACTATAGGCGTTGACGCCAACGGCAAGCCGAAAAGAAAGACGATATACGGTAAACGGCAGGCAGATGTGCGGGCAAAGCTGGACGCGCTGAAAAATGAACTTGCCACCGGCTCTGTAATTGAGCCGGACAAGATCACCGTTGCCCAGTATATCTTATCGCTTGTCGAGACGGACCGGGCGCTGAACCAAATAGGGGACAACACCTACCTGCGCAAGCTGGCCAGCTGTAAGCGGATCGCCGCCAGCTCCATGGGCGACTGCCCGCTGCAATCCGTGCGGCCACCGCAAGTGACCCAATACCTAATAGAGATCACCAGCTGTTCCAATTCAGTGATCGCCAAGGACTATGCCCTGCTGGCCCGCTGCTTTCGCACAGCCCTTGACAATGACCTGATCCGCAAGGATCCTATGCGTGGCATGAAAAAGCCAAAGAGCAACAAGGCCACCCGCAAGGTGCGTGCGTTGACCGTAGAGGAGCAGACCAGGTTTGTGCAGGTCATGAATGACCAAGAACGCGGCTGCCGATATTGGGAGCAGATGATGTTAATGTTGTGCACCGGTATGCGTATGGGCGAGATCAACGCCTTAGATGTGCACGATGTCAACCTGACTTTTCGCACCGTGAATGTGCGGCGCACGGTGACCAAGGACCAGACGGACCACGCCGTCATAGGCACCAAGACTAAGACCTACGCCGGGCAGCGGCTCTTGAGCCTGACGGACGCCCCATACCGTATTTTATCCGAATATATGGAACAGTGGCAGCCCAACCGCTTGGATCTGCTGTTCTACGACTTCAAAGGGCACAAGGTGCTGACCACCAGCCAGGTCAACTTACAATTTCAGCGTATCTTAAAAAAATACAATGTGCTGGATCCTGTCGTGCCCGGTGTGGTGACCCTCCACAGCCTGCGGCATACATACGCCACTCGCTGCATTGAGAGCGGTATGCCTGTTAAGGTGCTCCAGAAGCGCCTCGGTCACGCCAATATTGAGACCACACTAAACACCTACTGCGATGTGTTCTCCGATTATGAGAACAAGTACACAGAGGCAGCAGACGCCTATATGCAGCAGTTGAGCGTCGTGTGATCTGCGTTGCAGTACTGTTGCAGTACAGAATGGCAAAAAGCCCGCTGCTAAGCCAAATTTTACGCCTATATTCTTGTCACTCCGACCAAAAGGACAGCTTTTCGGCTGTCCTTTTTTATTTTGCTTTTTATTTTCGGCTTAGTTAAGCCAAATTTCCGCTTACACAAAAAGCAAGAGAAAACAGAAAGCTTTTGGCGTTGCAGTACTTTTTGATGCAAAATACAGAAGAAGCAGGCCATTGCCGTACCGATCGTAGTGGTCGGCCGTCTCCGCCTTTTGCTCATCGGACAGCGTGATCGCCATACCCCGCAGCATGTCCAAAATCTCCTGAGCGTACTCGTCACGCACCGTGTGTTCCGGGGTGCTGTCCAGCAGCTTTGCAAAGAAGTCCTTGATCTTTTCCACAACGGACTTCTTTTCTTTTTGGGTCAGGTCAGTATCTTCCGCCAGCCACTTGGCGAACTTCTCGCCGCGCTCCTGCGTGCCGGCTTCACCACTGATGAAGTCAAAGATCATCTCGCTGACGGCATCTTCTTTGCCTTAAAACCATTATACAGTCATGCCGCCGCGGCTGTCAACGCTCAGCGCAAGCGGATCCGTCTTGTGTACCAAATAGCGGACAATAAATTATAGTACCAACGAACGCCGCGCAATCGGTTAGCCGTTGAAATGGGTTCAACCCGAGTTTGCAAATAAAAGGACAAGTCTGAACCCTACTTTCCTATAGCTATCAATGCAAAAAGAGCAAGTCCGAAGACTTGCTCTTTTATAGATTCTGTAATTCCGGGAATTACTCCTTGATAGCGGTAACAACGCCGGAACCAACGGTACGGCCGCCCTCACGGATAGCGAAGCGCAGACCCTCTTCAATAGCGATGGGGGTGATCAGCTTAACATCCATGTTTACGTTATCGCCAGGCATGCACATCTCAGTGCCCTCGGGCAGGGTGATCACGCCGGTAACGTCGGTGGTTCTGAAATAGAACTGGGGACGATAGTTGTTGAAGAAGGGAGTATGACGACCGCCCTCTTCCTTGGTCAGTACATACACCTGACCGGTGAACTCAGTGTGGGGATGAATGGAACCGGGCTTAGCCAGAACCTGACCACGCTCGATGTCGGATCTCTGAACACCACGCAGCAGGCAGCCGATGTTGTCGCCGGCCTCAGCATAGTCCAGAATCTTACGGAACATCTCAATACCGGTGCAAACGGTCTTGGAGCTCTCCTCCTTCAGACCAACGATCTCAACTTCCTCGCCGGTCTTCAGCTGGCCTCTCTCCACACGGCCGGTAGCAACGGTACCACGACCGGTGATGGTGAACACATCCTCTACGGGCATCAGGAAAGGCAGGTCAGCCTTACGGTCCGGAGTGGGGATATACTCGTCAACAGCGTCCATCAGCTCCTGGATGCACTCGCAAGCAGGATCGTCGTTGGAAGATGCTTCCAGAGCCTTCAGTGCGGAACCCTTGATGATGGGGCAATCCTCATCAAAGCCATACTCAGCCAGGGTCTCACGAACTTCCATCTCAACCAGCTCAAGCAGCTCGGGATCGTCCACTTGGTCGGTCTTGTTCAGGAAAACGATGATTGCGGGCACGCCTACCTGACGAGCCAGCAGCAGATGCTCCTTGGTCTGTGCCATGGGGCCATCGGTAGCAGCGATAACCAGGATAGCGCCATCCATCTGCGCAGCACCGGTGATCATGTTCTTAATGTAGTCAGCATGGCCGGGGCAGTCCACGTGTGCATAGTGGCGCTTGTCGGTCTCATACTCAACGTGAGCGGTGTTGATTGTGATACCACGCTCTCTCTCTTCCGGAGCCTTATCGATATCTGCATAGTCCTCGAACTTTGCATAGCCCTTGTTTGCAAGGTACTTGGTGATAGCTGCGGTCAGAGTGGTCTTACCATGGTCAACATGGCCGATCGTACCAATGTTAACATGGGGTTTGGTTCTGTTAAAATGTTCTTTTGCCAT